TTCAAGTGTAACTCTTGTAGACCCATCTGGTTCAACAAGTCTTGATAATTCATCAGTTAAGTTTGCATCTGTTCCATCAAGGAGCATATTACCATCTTCGTCAACAATTGAAAGAACAATGTCTGCTGTAAAGTCTTGACCAGCATCTGCATCATCCATAAAGAGTGAACGAGCTTCTCTGATATCGTGTGTTACGATTGCATCATGTGAACCAGCAATATCAGCAATTGTAACATCTTCACTACCAGCACCTTCTAATATAAAATCACTTTCTCCAGCACCATCAGATGAAAGAAGTTTCTCTCCTTTTTGAAAAGTTCCCACAACATTTGTTAATGCTATTCTTTTAGCATCACCACCATCATCAGTTACAGTAGAATAAACAAATCCAGTTGCACCAGAGTTTACACCCTTAACTTGAACTCCACCACCAGTATGTACTGAAAGAACTCCATTAATTGTTGGTATACTCAAAGATAGGTATGTAAACATTCTTAGATCAAATAAAAACAACTTGTAAATTGCATCAGTATTACCTTGAGTACCAGAACTAAATTCCATTGTACGAGCTCTTGCAACACCGATTTGATAACCAGAGGGTGAACCTCTTGTTGCAGTAAAGTCTGTAAACAATCTGATTTCTTTATAAGGAGTCGACTCACCAGATATTTGAGAAATGTCTGGAGTTCCATAGACGTTGGTTACGTTAAGGAAGTTACCAACATTAAATGTAGTCACACCAGCATTAACAGTAGCAAAATCTCTTGCCTTGTTTATGTCTTTAAGTGTAGTACCAATCTTCTCGATTTCAAAACCTTGAACATATGCCTTGCCGGGTTTGATAGAAAGTGAAAGTAAAGACTCAGATGCAGTATTACCATCATCAGTAGTATCACCAATATTATATGAACCAGTATTTGTAGTTCCTTGATAAATATTAGTTATTGATTCTTTTGGTTCGTATAGAAAATTTCTTACAGTATAATCACCAGATTCATCAAATGTTCTTCGTGCAAGAGTTTCTCCAAGAACAGAGTAGTCTGTGTTTCTTGCTTGTGATTCCATCTTACCAGTATCTAATCTCATAAGTTCTACGAAAGAAGTATCAGCAGTTGAGTCAGTATCTAGTTTAACAAGATTAAGTGCAATCTTCAATCTATGAGCACCTTTGGCTGCATAGTTATTTGAACCAGTTGCGTTGTCAGTTAATGTTGCATCAACCTCTGGAGTAACCAAAGTTTCTGTGATATTGAAACCAATACGACCAGACTCCACAACAGAACTGATACTTAAAACCAAAGTTTCTTTTAAACACTTTACAAAATGTCCACGAATAAAATATACACCTTCTTCGATTGTAACAGCTGAACCAGTCTGTGCAGCAGAAGTAGAGTGAGTAGTTGCAGAAGCAACATTTGCAGCATATGATGTTGTGTGTGTAATTGTAGTATTTGCAGTAATGTTTTCTGAATTAGAAAATGCTAGTGTTGCATTATCAGTACCAGCAGAAATATATTGTAAATGTAAAATAGGTTGTGCAGTAGTGGTTGCTTCTGAAAATCCAATAACTTTTGCCTTGACACCAGAGGTAACACCTGTTATAATAACTGGGTCAGTTGCATTATAAAAAGAGGCAGCAACAATGTCTTCACTTGCAAAAGTAGTTGCAAGTTGTAATGTTGTAAAATCTTTTGAGTAAGAAAGTTGCCCAGGAATTACTACAGTTCCCTCTTTGAACATATGTTTTCCATGCTGTTCAATCTGTCCTTGAAGAATAGACTGGAGAGTTGTTAGTTCTCTTGCCTGTATTGAATAGCCAGGTCTGAATAAGACTCTATGGAAATTATCATTCTCGTCAAAATCATCATAGTATGGTGATACGTTTAGGTCTGTAAGTTGTGCCATATTTAGAACTCAATTATAATTTTAATGTCTTCTGTTTGGTCAGAAGCACGTTGGATTGGTTTTCTGTTTTCGAGATAAATTATATCTCCACTATCTGGTTGTAATTCTGGATTTGCATATCCAGATGTAAGTGTAAGTGTATTACTGTTTGCAAGTGTAACTGTTTCACTACTTGTGCTTGATGGTACACCAGTTGCACCAGACGTTCCACCAGTAATAGTGTTTGTTCCACTAAACGCAACTAGTCCACCAGTAGTGGCATTAGTTCCAAAACCTTTGAAACTTTCTTGTTGGTAATAAAGTAACTGTAATACTGAATCCCATTCTACAACTTTACCAACTGCACCAGTTGTTGCTTGTGTTATAACTTCGTCTGCTTCAAATGTTCCATTATAAGATGCAAACTTTACAACATTAGTTTGTCTTGCAGTCGTAGCACTTGCTACTGTAGTTGTTCCATAAGTTGTTGGGTCAACAACTATACCTACTTGTCTAAAATCATTTGCAGTTGAAAAGTCATCATTTTCTGCTTGTGTAATTGTAGATGCTGACATAATATAATGACCACCTAGTTCTGTAACTGCATTACTACCATGTCCACCCTCTGGACTGATAACTACATTGATTGCTCCACCAGAACCACCCATGTTAGATGCTGAAGTTAAACCGCTATCAGAGAAAGTATAACCAGCACCAAGATTGACATAACCATAAGTGTATGCAGCACCAGCTGCATGAATGGTTGTATCAGTTCCAGCAGTTAAACCGAAAGATGCAATTGCACCACTCGATACAGTAATTCTTATAATCGCACCAGATGAAGTTCCTTGACTTGTTCCATCTCCGTATACAGCAGCATAGTAAGTTCCGTCTGTATATCCAGAACCAGCAGTAATTGTAAGTGATTCAATTGCACCATCTGTTGCAGCTGCAGATACAGTACTGTCAGTCGCAACAGGAATAAAGTCTGTTGTTACATATTTTCCAATGTCGGTTGTAGAAATATCGTACATATACTTTAATACATATCCACCAAGTGCAAAAGGTGATGTACTTGTTGATGTTGGTTCTGCACCATCATATGCAACTCCACCACCATTGTCAAGTACTTTATATACTCTATAGTCAGATGTTACAAAATAGAATGTTGAGTCATAGATGTTAGATGCACCAGAGGTTGAAGTATTTCCAGAACTAATGTTATGTTCGTACATATCATATGTAGTTCCGTTCACCCAGTTCCTACGAGGTATTGCATATGTAATGTCAGTTGAAGCAATCTTTTTTGCGGCCAACATAGAATCCCATGCACGAGTCTCATCTTGTTCTCCATCTTGTGGAGTTGGTGGGGAACTATCTGAACCAGTAGTTGTACCAGAAGTGAAAGGAGTTGCCTTTCCTAGAAACAAATAATATGTGTTCCCAGATGTTTCTGTAAACGACTCAAAGAACTGATTCGCATTATGTTGTCTAAATTTTTCTGTAATGATTGCCGACATTTTTTACACCTTTATCTTATTTATACAAGTTGTTAGATTACTCTCGCAGTTCCACCCTCAAATCTAATGTTTTCTCCAGCATTAGTACTTGAACCACTTGTACTATTTAACACCAGATAACCATGTGTGGTATCTGTTGCATCTTCTAACGCTAAATCACCAGTATCCCTTGTTTTGATATCTGCTGATTTTACTATATTTCTTAAACCAAAGTTTATTTCATTACTATTTAGGGTTAAATTATCGAAAGGTATTTGACCCTCACTTAATATTTTATTTGTTGTTTCTAACTCTATACCAATGTTTATAACAAAATCTTCCTCAAGTAATAAATCATCTCCCTCGCCTAAGTCAATACTTGTATCACCACCATGACTATCAAGAATTATATTACCCTCTCCGTATTCAAGTTTAATAGAGAAGTTTCTAACACCCACAGTATTATCTTCTCTTATACTACCATCCCAAAATGCTTCTGCTGTTGCATCTTCATATACTATAATATCACTATTAGTTTCATCTAATAATACTTCTACCACAGAGTTTGTCTGGAAATCTTCAACAATAAGAGCTCCACTTTCTTCTAGGTCAAACCAGTTTCTATATTCTGTTTCTTGAAGAACATGGTCACCATCATTGATTACAACACCATCAGCTATAGACGTACCATCTAATAATATCTTACCAGCATTCTCCATAAGAATACCAACTTCTTCATTTGGTTCTATATCAAATGGGCCAGACCTACCATCTTGTATGAGGAGTTTATCTTTTCTTAGTATATTGCTAAACTGAAAATGTCCAATATCAGATAGTGGTATAGTTTCTTCATTAGTAGTATTCTCTAATAATAATCCACCATTTTCATTTGCAACATAACCTATAGGGAAGTTCCACTCTCCACCCTCTTGTAATATTCTATCGTCATCTGTTCCATCAATATCTTCTGCTAGTATGTTAAATGTCTCTCCATCAACACCCAAGAACACATCTTCCAGTTTTAATAAGAAACCATCTTCTAAAAGTAAATCATCTCCAGAGTCAGCAGCAGTTGAACTTGTACCATCTAACAAAAGATTATCTTTTTGTGTATCTCTTTCGAGTTGAAAGAAAGTATCTGCTTGGTCTAATGGTAACGTACCATCAAGAACTAATTCATCAACTAAATCTGGTGGATTACCGAATGGTGTGTCTGCTAAGTATATTAAAAGATTTCTATTTCGTCTTGCAGTTGGTCTTGCAACAACCCTAGAGAAAATTTCTTTTACGATAACTCTATCTCCAGTACCAGATGGTGCAAACGAGTTCTCGTTCATCATACGACCACCACCATCACCAGTTCCATAAGTTTCATCTGATGTATGAGTTACAGTCTTTTCTTCGTATAGGATTGAGTCACCATCTTCTAGAACAATCTGATTATCTCTATCTCCAGCTCTTACAATTCCATCATGGGAATCAGTTGATGGAACTTCTAATCTACTTTGAATAATCTGTTTGAAGATAGTTTCAAGTGTAGATGCAAGTATTGGTGAGAATGTAGTGTCACCTGTGTAACCAGATACACCAGCTGCAGCAGTTCCTATCTGTGCAGATACGAGAGTTGCAAGTGTAACTTTACCGAATGGTTGGAAACCAGCAGGGTGAACTGCTTTTTTCATCTCATTGATATAAGTTGCAAAAGATTGTCCAATCTGAACTTCATAAGAATAATCTTGGTAGTAATAAGAGTCTTGAATACGAACTAAGTCCTCACCAAGTCTATGATAAACATTTGGATATGCACCAGCTTCTGTTCCAGTTGTATCAACAACAGTTGTTCCAGTTGCAATGTCAGCAGTTACGATTGTTGCAGTCGCACCAGAAGAATCCGTGATAGTAACATCTCGATTAGAAAAGTCAATACCACTTTCATTTATAATGTGGTCATCAGCATCTACAGAAGTACTGTCAGTACCATCTAAAGTTATCTGTCCAGTAATAGTTTCATCTTCCAGTAGTAAACCATCTTGTGCATCTTCTTCTGTAATAAGATTATTACCAAAGGTTTCGTTTGCAACTCTTGACCCAGCATCAGAACCAGAACTATCTGTTCCATCAATAAGTAAGAACTGATTATCTCCATCAAAAAATTCACGATACCTATCAATGAGTAATCTACCATTTGCAGTAAGAGATTGTGTTTGTTTGCTTAGTTCTAAATTAAAATCTTCAGAGAGTACGAAACTATTATCTTCTAGTTGTATTCTATCAGTTGCATTACCGACAGTTCCACTCTCTTGTAAAACAAATGCATCTATTCTATCTGTACCATCTAATATTAAATTACTACCAACATCAAGAACTATAGGAACATGAGCTGGTGTATCAATGACTCCACCCATACCAGAATGATTTGCACAATAATAATATAGTCTACCAGCAGAAGCACCAACAACAATTTGAATATATGCACCAGCAGTTCCTATATCAATCGTTGCACTAGATGTTGTAACTCCATCAGTATATGCAGTACCACTTCTGTGTATACCATCAATTGTTTCAGAAAATTTAAGTTGATGATTAAGTAAACTCGTTGTACCATATAAACTTGAGTCAGACAAATCAAAATAATAAGTACTATCTTCGTATAGTACTAGTGCTGGTTGTTTCTCATTGTTGATAACAAATACGTTTTGTTCTAAATCTAAATCATATTCTACTTTAACTTTAAATGTAAAAGTTTGTGGAGATGGAGTAAATGTTCCAGTACCATCTAAAATAATTCCCTCACCATCATCAAAGTCTTGTTCTTGTTCCAAGAGAACACTATCTGGTATTTCTAATTCTGTACCTTGTTCTAGTTCTATACCTTGATTATTTGTAGACCCATCACTCTCTTGTTCTAATCTTACAACGTCTGCAAAACTAGTATCAAGAACTTGAGTAGAAGTATCCCAACTCTTAATAGTTCCAGTATGACTTGTTAGAGTTGCTCCAGCTGCAAAAGTTCCAGAAACATCTTTCAACACAAAGTGAGCAGTAGGTTCTATGTCTGGTGGATTTGTATTTGTGTATCTTAATCCACCATCTAAAATTGCAAATGATTTTGCAGAACCAATATCAGTTGTGGTTGCAATAAGTTTTGCACCAGTACCAGATGTAGTTTCAGTTATTGCAACTGTTGGTAGTTTAGTATAACCACCACCACCATTAACAAATACTTTTATAATCTGACCTGCTTCTGCTTCAGTTGTAAATGTTGCGTTCTCTAAAACAATACTATCTGTAGGTGTTTGATATGTGTCAACTACTTCTTCTTCTTCTTCAGTAAGTATACTATGATTTGCATTTGTGCCATTAGCATCTGTTCCGTTTAATACTATTTTATCGTTATTAGAATAAACAAATATCTGAGCTCCGACCACTGGAACATTGACAAGAGTAAATGTAAGCTTAGAACCACTTAGTGTAAATACTGTTGTTCCATCATTTGCAGTAGGTTTTACGATTACGTTATCTATTGTAACAGTTAAATCATCTGTGGTTGCAGAGGTATTAACGAGAGTGAACTCAAGTGTAGTTCCATCTCCAACAAACTTATCACTTTGAATGTCCTCAAGTAAAATCTCAAAAGGTTCAAACCTTGATACTGTTGCTGTTTCTATGCTAAGTCTATCTGTGCTACTGTCTTCTAATTGAATACCACCACCAACCATACTTACAAAACCAGTTGCAGCTGAAATGTCTGTATCAGCAGAGTCAGAAGTAAATGTTACTATATCGCCTTCTTCATAAAGAGTACCAACATCATCTACGATAACTTCACTTACAGAACCACCAGTTATACCATCAATGACAATAGATGCATTTTCATTACCTACTGCTTCAACTGCAACCACTTCTTGGTCAGTATGAAGAATACCATCATTAGTAACTGTGGTAGATGTAACAAAAGACTGTACAGTAAATGTAATGTTAACATCTCTAGTAGTTGAAATACCTGTGATAATTTCTGTTTCAGTAAACGTACCATTAATAGGAACTATCTCTAGTATAGTAACAGAGTCATTAAATGTAGCAGATGTATTAGATTGTTGTGTTGTAAGAGAACTAATAACTGTCGCAGTTGCACCAGAAGTACCACCAGTTATAATCTGATTTACCAGTTCTTCTCCAGAAACCACACCGATTGGTGTAACCCTAATTGTAGTCTTTTGACCCCAATCACCAGCAGATGGTTTCATCATATAAATGTTTGGATAAAAGATTGTACCTTCTTCTCCAAGTAACAATCTCATAAAAAGTTTATGACCTTCAGATGTTCCTTTGGCTGCATATAAGTCTTTGATATTTTTGATTAGATTTCTTTTATTAACACCATCTGCTAAATTGTTTGGAATTGATTCCATAAATGAATCACGCATTTGGTCTAAGAAATCAAAGAGTGTATTATCTACGTTTGCATATTCAAGCATCTGTTGAATATTCTGAATAGGATTACCACGATACTCATCTATGGTTGCAGTAGAACCAGATGTTGTTCCTGTGACTATCTCCCCAGTTTGAAAAAGTTGTTGTCCAGTAATGTAAAGATATTTGTTTCTAGAATCTTCAACAAGAATAGTTGCAGTTGCACCAGAGATTAATCCAGTAATCGTTTCTCCATTTACAAACTTACTTAATGTACCCTCACCTTTTTCTGTAACAATTCTTTCTTCGTCTTGTTCATCAATAATATATGCAGAAGTATTTGTTTCTAGGGTTATATAATTAATAGTTTGAGTAATAGTTAAACGACCAGCCTCAAGGAAAGAAAAATAATCTTTTACAAAGTCTACAAATACTGGGTGGTCGGCCTGAACAAAATCAGGAACTTGACCTTCAATAAGTGGAGATACTTTTTTAAGAAATTTTGATTTCTGGTCTGCCATTTATTAATACGCCGAACTTGTTGTGGTAGATGTTGCAGTTGATACTGTAGTTGTAGAAGCACCAGATGCAGTCTGTGTTGTGGTATAACCTACACCAGTTGTTGCAGTTGCATCAACGCTTGCAGTCACAGAAGTATTAGTCATATCTATTTCAAGTATTTGATTTCTTACTGGAACAATATCATAAGAACTCGGTATGGCAGTTAAACGAATTTGTGTAGAACTAGCACCATCAACATTTCCAATACCAGTCATAGTAAGAGAGTTTATTTTTACAATACCATTTGTATAATCAACAGTACCAGCTGCTGAATCAAAGTATGTTCTTACACCAGTTACAAGATAATAAATTCTAAGGTTTCCATTACCATCATCATCAAAGAAATATTCAGTAGATGTAACTCCACCCAAGTAAAATCCAGTTGAAGCAATAATACCACCAGCAGTTGCATTATGTCCAGAATGTGGATTATAAAGTGGATTACTAAAGTTAAGAGTATAAGAAGCTGATGTATTTAATGTAGGAGTAAATAGTTTTCCTAGTGTAACTGTTACAGTACTATTTAAAATTGATGTGTCTGTAGCATCTATTAAACCTAATAGTTTTGAATGTCTAAATGGAGAATTAAAAGTTTGTAAATCTGAACTATTATAATCTGTAATAGTGGTTGTAACTAAAGATGCAATTTCTGTAGACGTTTTAGTTGTAGATGATGAGTCGTACTGCACAGTTGACTTTAATATAAGATTAGTAGTTTCGGTATCAACAATCACAGGAGTAATGGATGCTACTTTGAAAGGAGTAAGTGCAGATACTAAGTTTGACTTTTGAACTGAAGTTAGATTTTGTCCAGTAGTAGATTTGATTGAAATAAAAACTTTACCATATTCTGGATTAGAACTCACTCCTGTACTTGAATCATAACTACCATCTTCTCCACCCCAAACTGAAACAGCTTGTGTATTTGCAAACAACTTCTTAACATAGACTTCATAGTCTGAAGTTGTAACTGCACGACCTTGTGCAGAATAATCAAGGGGTGCGTTTAATTTTATTGAGTTAATAGTTTCTGGTTCTGCACCACCAATTGCAGATGCAACAGTAGTAACAGTAATATTGGTAACACCATCAATAGTAGATGGAGCAGAGAAAGTAGAAGCACCATTTGCAGCAGTTTTATTTGTAACAACGTATTGTAGTGTAACAATGTTACCATCTGATATACCTGAACTTATTACACCATCTCCAAAGTAGACTTCAAACTTTCCTGCTTCTATTTCTTGTAAATAATAAACTGTACTTGCACCTGTAAGTTGTGATATGTCAGTTGCCTTTGTATATGTTGTAGTTGTAGTATCTGTCGCAGACGCTTGTACTTTTACAGACAATGTTGATGTATCAGTTGTTGGGTCTGTTAAAATAAATCTTTGATCCACATCAGAAGTATCAACAAGATATTTTGTTGTAACATAAGTTCCCTCATAAACTAAAGTGCTGTCAAATGAAATATTATTTCCAATATTAGAAGACGTAACATCTGATACTGTGACAAATTGATAACTAGTTCCGTCTACACTCGTAGTAAATGCTGTACCAGCAGGCATTGTTTTAAATGCTGAAGTAGTAGAGAGACTAATATTTAATGTTGCAATTGGAGCTCTTGCAGAGGTAACTTCATAACCTAATGTCTTTGCATGAGATACCACACTTGACCTAAGTGATGCACTATCTAAAAACATTTCATTTGCAGCCATGTTTGCATTGAAACCCATATAGTGTGTATTGTATGCGAGAGTATCAAGTAGAATGTTCATACCAGAACCTTCAAAATCATAATCTTTAAATTGTGTTTGGTTTTTCAAAAAAGTTTTAAGATTACTTTTAATATTATCAAAGTCAAGTTCTGTGACTCTAAGTTTTCTATTATTTGTTGCCATTATCGTACTCTCTCTAACATGACTGTCAAGTCAACTAATTCTGTTGGTTGATTGACAACATAAAATTCTATTGTTACCTCGTATTCGTTCCTATCTAAATTTGGTAAAGCCGTTACAGATATCAATCTTGCTCTTGGTTCAAAGTTTTGAATTACATCTTCAATCTTTCTTGCAAGTATCTGTGCTGTAACTGGAGTCATTAATTCAAATAACATATCTCTAACACCAGATGCAATCTCTGGATGAAAAGGTTTTTCATAATGATTAAGTAAAACTAGATTACGAATAGAGCGCTTTACAGCTTTAATATCTGTTATATCTTGCACATCAGAGTTAGATGATTTTTTACCAAAGAATAAATCTAAATCAGTATACTGTCTAACATTCCTATTAGAATTATTATTTGATTGAGCATCATATTGTGCCATTCGTATGGACTCCTAGTTTATCTTTTATTTATAACGACTAACCACTATAATTTGGATCAATTTTATCCATTGTTTTATAACTAATTGTTATGGCAAATATATCTGGGTCTGTAAATGGGTCTAATGGTAAACCAGCTATATTTTCAAATTTAAGTTTATTACCAAGTGCATAACGATAGTATATTGTTGATTGTCTTGTTTTATTACTAATGGTTTCTAATTCTTCTTCAACAATACCAGATGGTTGAACCACTCTTGTTACTGGGTCTACTAAACCTTTTCGTAAAATACTTACATATTCAAAAGAAGTAATATTCAATATAGGTTGATTATATGGATTTAAATCAATTTCAGCTATATTTGTTGCTGGATCATAAAATTCTATTACCTCTTGTATTGTTTCATACCAATCTGGATACTTTGTTGAATCCAATCCATCTAAAACTTCTTTGGCTGTATCAATCTTTACTAAATCAATAAAATTATCTTTCGTTCTATGAGTTAAACCAGCATCAGAAGAAGTTACTCTTTTTGTTTCAGTATAAGTAAATCCATCTTTATCTGTTTTTGTTTCTTTTGTAATTGCAGTTTCTATAGTTGTTGCTTTGACACTCTCCCCAGTTTTAGTTACTACTGGTTTATAGTTAAGTGGGTCTGCTTTTAATTTTTTATATTCTGTTTGCCAAGTTGCAAAATCTTTTTCCTGTTTTGCTTTAAACTCTGGAGAACCAATAGAGGCAAGAGCAGTATTAATATTTGCTATATCTTTACTTATATCTTTATTTGCTGATGCAGATTCAATATCTTTTCTAAATTTTGCAATAAGACCCTCAAATGAAGTATCTTTTGCAGCTGTATTTGTTGTAACAATAGAAACTTCTTCTGTCTCTGCTGGAACATCTGCTTGTTTTGCAGCGATAGGTTTTTCTTTGATAAGTGAAACAGTATATTTTGCTTTAAGTGTATCGTAAATACCAGCTTGTTTTGGAACTATTATCTTACCATTCTGTGTGTAATTTATATTTGTAAAAAAAGATTGAGTAGTCTTTTTACCTTGTACTTCTAGTATTTCTTTTGGCGTTTCTGATAATGTGAGTGTTTCTGAATTGCTTGCTCTATCTTCTATTTCTTTTATTGTAACACCAGTTCCAGCTGCATCTGCTGGTATTTCTAAATTAGGAATAAAGTCGCATAGATTTGTTGCTGTTGCAGTTGTGGTTGTTGGTAGTGCTTCTGAAATATTACCAGGCACTCCAGATATTCCTAACCCAGATGATATATTTGAAATACCACCACTTACTGCATCTGTCACAGAACTATATGTGTCAGTTACAGCACCAGTAATATCTGTCACTACATCTCCTACAGCAGTTGCAGCTGCACTAATGTCTTTACCTAACTTTTTAGTTCCCTCATCAATCAGTTCATCTAAATCTAAACCCTTATCACTAATTGCTTCACCAAAGTCCTTTTTTAGTTCAGCAACTTTTGCATTGAAAGCTACAATACCCTCTGCTGTTGTTTTATCAATATCATTAATAAGACTTGTTATTTCTGATTGTAAATTAACAGGTTTTGCTTCTGGTAAATCAACTGCAAGTTCATCAAGTCCTGCTTTAATATCTGCCTGTGCAGTTTCAAATGCAGCTGCAGCTTCAGATGCAGCAGAATCTAATTTAGATTCTATCTCTGCCTTCATATCATCTATCTTTGATAGTGCAGTATTAAGTGATTCATTTGCACCACATAGATTTGGAGTTTTAAAATCTGCCATACTTACCCTCCAGCAAAAACATTTGATGAACCAGCTGCGACAGATGTGCAACCACTTATTCCATCACCTACTCTACCACAACCTTTACCATTTACAAATACTGTAGAAGAACCAGATGCAATTGGAGCTGAATGAGATGGACATGGAACGCCTGGCAACAAGTGTCCTGTGTTATTATCACCTTGTCTACTAATACCAATTCCATTTACAAAAACATTAGACGAACCAGCAGCTCTTGTCATACCAGAACAATGTGCTACATCTGCATCTCCAATTCTAGTTACTGCTGGCATATGTTCTCTCCCTTTTCATTAACTCTTGCAACTTACCATTGAAAGTTTCCATGTATTCATGTTCCTCATCTGTATGTGGGCCTTCAGGCCAATCTGGATCAAACTTTATAACATGGTCAAATACGATTGGTATGTCTTCATACTTTGTGTATGTAATAAGTTCGTTTCCCTCTTTTATAATAAATGTTCCGTTCATCTTAGTTTAAATTAATTGTTGGAGCATCTGCATCAATTTCACTTCCAGCATTTAAGTCCATCAATGTTCCTGCTGTTATATCTGTTTCGGTTGTTGAGTCCATATCAATATCTGCCTCTGAAGTAATAGTCATCTTTTGTGCAGACTTCATATTTAATGTTGTACCAGATTTAAGTGCCATAATACCAGACACAGTATCTATTGAAACATTACCACTTGCATTTAATAACATTTTACCACCAGTAGTAATTGCAGAGATATCACTCTTTGCAACTAAATCAAATTTACCATTATTGATTCTTGTTTCATCACCCTCTGTAGTTACATTAACATCTTCACCAATACGACCTTTTACAGCCTGACTGATATTAAAAGAATGTGTTCCTTTTATTTCTTCTTCAAGATTTCCACCTATCTCTCCAGCACCAATCTTTGTTCTCATATTTTTATGTATCTTCTGTGTATAGTTTCCCTCTACTTCTAAATGATAATCTCCTTTTACAAGATGTCTTACAGTTCCACCGATTGTAAGATTAACATTACCACCAACATATACATTTGAATCATTCATAATGATTTCAAAGTTGTTACCAATTACCTTAGTAGTCTTAGTTCCATCAGCAATTACTTCTTCATATGTTCCAGTTTTATGTTGACGAAAAGTTCTTTCTGCTCCAGGCGTATCATCTACTTCTGTGATATGACCACATTCAGATTCAAATACATGATTGTAGGGATAAAGCCCAGAACGATAAATTCCTTCAAAGTCATTATCAACAGAATTATAATCTACATCTTTTGGGTGAGGTTCATCAAAACTTCCACGATCCTCTTGAACTGCCTCATCTGATACTGTAGAAAGAAATGGTTGAGTTGCAGTCTGTATTCCTGTCTGTCTGTTCTTTCTTCTTTTTCGTAGTTGTAAATGTTTTTCAGACATCTCACCTCTTGCAAGGCGATTAGTATCTGGTTCTTTTAATTTACGACTAAGTGGATAAGGCCCATATGTCGGAGTTCCAGCATAATAGTCTTGGATAGAACCAGCGCCACGAGGGTCGTTAAAACCTTTTGATGGGTCTGAAGTATTTGTTGGTTTGCCTGGCAAAGTTCCCATAATAATAGGTTGTTGTTTTTCTCTTGCATCTGAAAAGAAACCTACTACCCAAGAACCCTCAACTAGAAAAGATGGAGTGTTACCCAACCCTTGCATAGATGGGTCTGTAACTGGGTGCATGACTGTTGCCCAAGGCAAGTCAGCAGTAGGAATGTCATTTAAATCTTCTGTATGAAATCCAAGACAACGTACACGAACACGACCTAAAGCATCTGGGTCATTTCTATCTTCAACGACTCCAGTAAACCAAACAAAGCCATCAAGACCCATAAAATAATTTTCAGACATAGTTAGACTCCTTACTGTGTTATTTATAAGATAAGTCT